GGAGGAGATCACGCAGCGATCGCCGGTGGCCGCGGAGATGTCGAGGGCGACTGACGCTGCGCCGTCTCCGGCCACCAGCGGGATCGGGGCCTGGTCCATGATGGGCTCCTCCTCGAGCACGGCGACGGCGGCCTGCAGCGCCTCAATCTCAGACTTCGCATAGCCCCAGTTCGTCCGCTCGCTGGCGGTCGTGGCGGCCCCGGCGGCAGGATAGGCGGCGTTGATCTGCGAGGACATTACGGCTCTACCGGGAGCGAGGCCATCTTGCGCGAATCCCAGACGGTGATCTGAATCCTCGCGCTATTGGAATCGTTCGCTGGCGGGTCCAGGAATGCGCCCGCTTGGTCGAAGTAGTACACCCGGATGTTGCTCGCGCCGGCCAGGTCACGCTCTGGGATATGCTCGCAGCAGCCGGAGGTCTCGAAGCCGACGCTGTGCCCGCCGGGTGTGAGCTGCACGGCGATGTCAGCCCAGACTCCACCGGGTGGGTCGCCGGCCAAGAAGATATCATAGGATCCAGCGGCGACCCGAGTGATCGGCGTGCCGGCGTCGAAGCCCTGGCCGCCGATCATCTGCGTCCCGCCCGCGGCATCGCCGAGCCGGAAGATCCCGCACGCGATCGGGAGGATGGAGCGGATCTCCTTGAGCACGGCCTCGACGGTCGCGGCGGCGAACCCGCCGCCATCGAAGTCGATCTCGGTCGCGTCGTGCTTCCCTGGCCCACCGTTTTGATGAGCGGTGAGCCCGAAGCTCAGAGCGTCCAGCGTCGCCCTGACGGAGACGCCGTGGTAGCCGCCAATGGTCTCATCATCGATCTCTGAAGCGTCGTGCTTGTGCGCCGTCCCGTCCTCGTGAGCAGCGAGGCCAGTGCTCAGGGCGTCCAGCGAAAGCTGCGCCGTGGCGCCGTGGTAGCCGCCTGGCGTCTCATCGTCCACCTCGGAGGCGTCGTGCTTGTGTAGCCCGCCATCCTCGTGATCGTCCACGCGGTCGCTGACCACCTCGACCGCGTCCTCGACGTAGAGCCTGGTCGCCATGATTACCGAGTCGTCGACGGTGAGCGTCAGGGCGTTGGCCGCGTTGGCGATCGCGACCGTCAGCTTGACGTACGCGACCACTGCGGCCCCGTCCGTGGCGGGGTCTGGCTTGATGGAGTCGGGGATGCGGGCGATGAGGATCATATCCCCCGCGGCGTCGAAGGCACCCGCCTCCCGCAGCGTGTAGCCGACGGCCTCGTCAGTCGGGATGCTCGCCTCGACGAGTACCTGGTCCGGGTTCCCCGGCACCTGGTCGACGGCGTTGACGGCGCCGCGCCACACCTCGTCTCCCAGGGCCGTGAGCCCCACGGTGGGCAGCGTGTCGGCGTCCCCGACGGCGACCTCGGTGATGTCGACCTTCGCGCCTCCGGCGAGGGCAGCCATGATCTTGCCGAGCCCAATGGTCGTGATCACCTGTGCATAATCGCTCACGGGCCAACCTCGATATAGAGACCCACTGTGGGCCAGCCGGCGCACACGAGCGGGAAGGTCTCGGAGAAGGTCTCGGACAGCTCGAGCAGCTCAGCCCTGTCCGGGACGTACGCGTCTAGCACCTGGCGGAGGTGGCGCATCCCGGCGAGCGTGAGGCCTGCGTGCTGCACGTCGATATTGATCCGGTAGGTGTAGGGCGGATCCGTGGGCGTCTGCTCCCACCACTCGGTCAGCGTAATCATCCCCGAGTCGTCATCCCAGATCGTGGCGCCCGCGTCCCACTCCGTGGCCCCGCCGTCCCAGGCCGTCGTGCCCTCTAGGATCCCGATGATGCGGTCCCACGCCCAGAGGGTGCCGCGGCGCTGGTAGACCTCGACCATCCTAGAGAGCACGGTGCGCTTGCGGGCGAGCGATGCGTCGGCCCAGCCCTCCAGCTCCACGAGCCTGAACCATCTGGCTACGGCGTCCGCCTGGTCGCTGGTCAGCTCGGAGATCCGGCTCAGGTACGCGCACTGCTCGGCCAGCGTGGCCAGCGCCTGGAGCTGCGGATCCAGCGCCTGCGCCAGAGCAACGGCGTCGTCGTCGAGCGCCACCAGCCCGGCGAGCTGGTCGACGAGCGACGCGGTTCGGATATCCGTGCTCACTCGAAGCGGCCGAGATAGTTAGGGGCCGCCTCATGCCCGTCGCGACGCGCGCACTCTGAGCGCTCCACCTCGGCATAGACGGGCGAGGTGATCGTGATGCGGCGGGCCCCGGCGGCGTAGAGCCTGGCGTGCAGCTCGCTCGGGTCCACGTCCCGCCCCATGGCCGAGTCCTGCCAATCGAGGTAGGCAGCCTGGGCGGCGTCCACGGCCGTGTTGATCTCCGCCACGATCGCGGCGTCCGCCTGGCGGATCCAGTAGGAGACCTCGGCGGTGTAGGAGACCTCGATCGCCTCGGAGACCGTCACCAGATCGGTGATGGGCCTGACGGTGTCCTCAGACAGCCCGGCCAGCACGAGCGCCAGGACTGCGGCGATCACGACGGCGCTATCTTCGATGTCGAGCACGTCGAGCCCGTCGGCGTCCGCCGCCCACTGGCCCACCAGGACGAAGACGGCGACGACCCCGGCGGCGGGGGCTCCGTAGTCAGTATCATCGGGGCCGAGCGCGGCGGCGTCGAGCACGAGTGGGGACGCCTGGCCGGCGTGCCACTCGTATGCCGTTCTGGGGCCACAGGTCGTGAAGCCGTCGGGGGCCGCCACCACGTCGGGGCGATACTCGGCGTCAGTCTGCTCGTCGCTCCCGCCGTCCGTGGCCGTCGTGCTCACGACGGAGATCCCGGCGAGGGGGTCCACGAGCACATCGATCCCCCCGGCGGGGATGTCGTTGGACTCAGGGCCCGTCACCGTGCAGGCGGAGGAGACGGTGCCCGACAGGACGCCAATCACCAGAGTGAGCGACGCGGAGGTCGCCCAAAGGAAGGCCCCATCGGCTGTCGTGGCCCGGTGCCCGGCGGGAATGATGCGCTCAGTCGTGGAGACCGTGCGGCTGTATTCGAGGGTCACGACGCTCTTCGCCCCGGCGGAGCGGTCCACCCCGACGAAGGTCCCGAGCGCGTCCAGGTAGGCGCCGTCTGCGCCGTCCTCTCCGTTGGCCGCGACCGGGAGGTTGCGGCGGTCGGCCAGCTCGACGAGCGAGTAGATGTGCGACAGCGTGGCCGATGCGCTCTGGATGAACGCCCGCCTCGGGTCGGCGGCGAGGAGGGTCCTGCCGGTCAGCGCTGTGTACTTGGCGAGTACCTCCGCCTCGACTTCGGTCGGGGTCTTGGCGATCATGTGAGCCTCACCGTCGGCGTCAGCCCGCCGTCCCCGTCATAGGCGACCGAGACCTTGAACTTCGTGACTCGGGGCTCATACAGTTTAATTTGGGCGCTCAGGTCCCGGGCCACCTCCGCTTCGACGACGGCGAGAGGCTTGTCGACGGCGCCGGGCGGCAGGCCCAGGGCGCGGGCCATCGGCTGCGACCGCTGCGCCGTGGCGATGAGGCTCTGCACGTTCTGCAGGATCTCCTCGTCGACGGTGGGATTCCAGATCACGCGTACTCCTCAAGGCTGAGGTCGAGATCGATCACCCGCACCACGCCAGCCCCGGTCACATGGCGCCACGATTCGCGCAGCTCCAGGATAGCCCAATCCCCCCGGGGGACGCCAGCGAGCACGAAGGCCAGCACCTCGCCGTCCTCCGCTGCGTCCCGCAGGATGTCGGCCTCCGCGTCGGGGTCCACGCCGAACGACACGTCGAGCCGCACGGTGAATCGGAGTGTGCGCAACGCGGGCCCAAGGAACTCCTGGGCGGGCTTCCGCGCGATCACCTCGTGCGCCGTCCACCTGGCCGAGGTCTTGTGCGCCGCGTCGGAGAAGGTGCGGATCAGCTCGCTCGACGCCTCGAAGACGACCGGGCCCAGGGAGGCGAAGGCCATCAGCTCAGGCTCCCGGTCCCGGTCCCGGTGCCGGTCCCCGACCCAGTGCCAGCCCCGGCGGGGCACACCGTCACGGTAGTTACGGCCGTGCTGACCGTGGTCCCCACTGTGGCCGAGCGAATGTAGGCATCCGTCTGCGTGGCAATGGCGACAGCGATCTGGCGGGCCTTCGTGGCGGGCGTGGCGTCAGGGTCCAGGTCCGCCAGGACTGCGGCGATGTCGTCGGCCATCCCGTCCGTGTACTTGGCGAGGTTGAGCGCCATTATTCCGCCCTCACCGTTTCGCTGAGCAGCCCGGCGAGCCCTTCCGGGGACGCTGCCATGGCGGCCACCACGGCCACAATCCCGCCGCCTCCATAGTCGTTCGCCCCGGCCGTGTCCCCTGCCAGCGGGGCGGGCCCAACGCCGGTGGGCACCACGGCCGTCTTGAGCAGGTCGAAGATCCCCTGCAGGAGCTTGAGCACGCGATCCCCGCGGGCGATCCAGAAGGCCGCGTCCACGGAGCCCAGCCGGAGGTCGCCGCTCGCGATCACCCGGGCGTCCGCGTCTTCGGTCGGGGGGTCCTGCTTGAGGTCATAGAGCGAGCAGATCACGAAGCCGTCCACCTGGTCAGGGGGCTGCATTATGCAGAGCACCGGCTCATCGATGGCGGGCATGCTGTAGTCGAGCTGGCCCTTCGTCCGTTTTTGCCCGACCTGGAGCAGGCCCGACTCCATCCCGTCGCGGTCCTCGAAGGTGACGCGCACGCGGCCGGCGCCCACCTCGGACACGCGACCAGTGCGCACGAGCCCCGCAATCAGCTCCTGCACGCGCCCATCGGGAAGAAGATCGCTCACGCCGTGGCCTTCTTCACGCTGGCCCTGACGGTGTAGCCGCCCTTCCCGACGGTGTGCGTGGCCTTCGCCACGGCGTACTTGCCGTTCAGCTTGTTCCAGCCAGCGAGCTGGATGCAGTTGCCGGCCACCAGCCGCACGTCCCCCATGATGGTCAGCGTCCCCTCGGCCGAGTGCTCCGTCCTGGCGAGGAGCGCAGCCTTCGCCTTCGCCTGGGCCTCGGCCACGCTGCGGGCGCGCACTCGCATGACCTCGGCGGCGGCGTCGTCGAAGCTCTGGGACTCGAGCCCGAAGGGGTCGGCGGGGTCCGGGTCACGCAGCGCCTCGGCGCCCGTGATGGTCGACTCCTGCACGTCGCCGTGCCACGGGTCCTGGTAGATGACCTTGACCCGCGGCGTGTAGAGGTACGCCTTCACCTTCAGATCCCAGCTCAGGATCCGGCTCTCGCCCAGCGTGTAGGTGGTGACGGCTGGCTTCAGCGCGTAGTCCGCGATGCTCCACACGACGATCTGGCCGTCGATAACCTTCGCCGCGTAGTGGCGCTCAGCGGCCACCCGCGCCAGGAAGGCCAGGTCCGTCTCGCTGTTCTGTACGATGCGGTCGAGCAGGCCCGTGTCGTCGGCGTCCCAAACCAGAGACATCCGGGCTGAGGCGGCGACGTCCTCGGCCACGGTGCGCAGTGTCGTGCTCTCCCACGCCCGGGAACGCTTCGTCTTGCGGGCGGCGAGCCCTGTCGGGACGCTCACGCCAGCGATCCGCACGGTCGACGGAGGCCCAGCCATGGACAGCTCGTCGACGGTGAAGGTCCCGCAGAGCAGTGAGCCACCGCCCTCGCCCCAGTCGTCGGCGTGGAGGCGGACCGTGAGGGTGTCGCCCTGCCCCGGGAGCCAGTCGCCGCGCCAGAGGGCGGCCCGGTCCTGGAGCGAGATGCTCGCCTCGTCGGCCGTGCCGCCCTCGTTGTCGACGTACTCGACGCCGAGCAAGTAGGGGGCCAGGTCCGCGGAGATGTCCTCGCCCTCATAGACGATTTCAGCCCAGGCTCGGCGGGCGAGGGTCACGGGGTCCGCCAGGGCGGCAGGCTAGGCGAGGTGTCAGGCGTGGGCACGGTGGGCACATTGAGCACGATCCCCGCCGGCAGGCGCACGAGGTACGCGTGGGCGGGGTTGGCCAGGATGAGGAGGTCGAGGTAGCGCTCGTCGCCCAGCAGATCCAGGGCGAGGAGGTCCCATGTGTCGCCGGCCTCTGTCGTGTTGGTCGTTGCCCTAGCCATACGCGAGCCGGTCCTGCTTCTCCTGGGCGGCCTGCAGGCGCTCCAGGAGATCGTCGGCGCCGGCCTTCACTGCGGCCGCGATGTCGGCCCGGGAGGCGTCCCCCTGCACCGTGATCTGCGGGCTGTACGCCACGGACAGCGCCGTGCTGTTCTGACGGCCCTGCTCGCGCGTCGCCATGGCCCCGGACAGGGCGGCGCTCGATTGCGCCAGCGGCTTTGGCCTTGGCCCCTCGACGGCGGCGACGCCACGATCAAGGCTCCCGCTCAGCTTCGTGGTCAGCTCGGCCAGGTGTGGGGCTGCGGCGGTCGGCGCCATGGACGCCAGCGCCAAGCCCACACGCAGAGGGGCGGCGAGGATCTCCAGGGCGCGGGCTGCGACCCATCGCACCGTGGCGATGACGGAGTCGCCCCACTGATCCCAGAGAGACGACAGCGCGCCGATGGCCGTAGCCCACCCCGCAACGATGACATCGAAGAGCCACACCATCGCGGCCCACACCTTCGACGCCAGGCCGACGAAGAGGGCGACGACGATAGCGACGGCAGGCTGAATCGCCTCCCACACCCACGCCCACACGGCGCCGAGCAGACGACCGAACGCTGCGATGACTTCTGCGATGGGGGCCAGGATCAAGCCGATCACTTCGACGGCGGCGAGGATCACCAGGCGGATACCGCCCCAGGCCCACTGCATCCGGTCCCAAATCCAGGCGGCGATAGCCGAGATCCGCTCCCATGCCGCCACGGCAAAGTCGGCAACGGCCAGACCTGCCGCCTTCACTGCTCCGACGATCAGGCCCCAGTGTTTCACGACGACGACGATCAGCGCAGGGATCAGCCAGAGGGGCAGCGTGAGCCAACCCAGCACAGCCACGATGGTCTTGATCGCCGCCGACGACTTTCTGAGCGCCGCCGTCCAGCGGTCCCAGTGGACGATCGCCAGCGTAATCAGCGCCACCTGCGCGGCGAGCCCAACGACGAGCCATGTGATGGGGTTGGCGAGCAGCGCTGCGGCGAAGCTCCAGGCGGCCGTGCTCGCTCCCCAGAGGGCCAGGGTGAGATTCACTATTCCGGCCACGATGGGGGCGAAGCGGACGGCGGCGAGGATCAGGCCCAGGCTCTCCCATCCGCCGGCCATGTCCTTGACTGAAACGAGAAGGTCCAGCGCCTTACCGGCGAGCGCGGAGACCCTGTCCGCGAGCTCCTTCAGCTTCGGTATAGACCGCTCGGCCAGCAGCACGAAGCGGTCAGCGAGCTCCTTGACCCGCCCCTGATTCGACTGCAGCCACTTGGCGAGACGCTCGAACATGCGGGTGAAGATCGGCATCAGGGCGGCGCCGATGGTCGTCTTGATCCCGGCGAACGACAGCTTTAGATCCAGGAGGCGGTCGTTGAACTTGGCCGCGTCCTCGGCAGCCTCGCGCCCGAGTACCCCGCCGGTCGCCCGCGCCTCTTTGCGGAGGCGGCGCATCCCGTCGGCGCCCTGATCGAGCAAAACGCCCAGCTTTTTGGCGCCGCGCCCGAAGAGCGACTGACTCACCGCAGCCTTCTCGGCCACAGTGGGCAGCTTCCCTATCGCGTCGGCCAGGGTCTCAAGCGCCTCTTCGGGCTTCATGCGGGCCAGGTCCTGGGCGCTCAGCCCAAGCTGGTCCAGGTAGCGGCGGGCCTCGCCAGTGCCGGCCCCGGCCTGCCCGA